AGATGGAACAAGCGGTTCAGCAGGTACTTCAGGCACAAGCGGATCAGCAGGTACAAGTGGAACATCAGGTTCAAGTGGAACATCAGGTACATCAGGCACAAGCGGAAGTGATGGTACATCAGGATCAAGTGGAAGCGATGGAACTTCAGGATCAAGTGGTTCAGCAGGTACATCAGGTGCAACAGGATCAAGTGGTATAAGTGGAAGTGATGGTACATCAGGAACTTCAGGATCAGCAGGTACAAGTGGAACATCAGGTTCAAGTGGAACATCTGGTGCAACAGGATCGAATGGAACAAGTGGTTCTTCAGGAACAAGTGGAACATCTGGTGCAACAGGATCGAATGGAACAAGTGGTTCTTCAGGAACAAGTGGAACAGCAGGTACTTCAGGTACGAGTGTATCTGTTAATGGTACGAGTGGATATATTGTTAAATTTACAGGCAGTACTACTATAGCAGGAACTAATACTCCTATTTATGAAGGCTTGAATGGTACAAGTAATGTTATTAGTATTGGTAGTACTTCGGGAACAAGTTCTAGACTTAATGTAATATCATCTAGTAATGTAGATATTATAGATGGATTTGATAATAATCTTAATCCATTATTTAAAGTTGAAAATTCAGGTAGTTTATTTAATGGACTTCTTAATCAAGAAAAACCTACGGTCGGGATAGTCAATAGATCGTTTTTTGGAAATTATGCAGTATCTAGTCTAAATAGATTAACGTATACCGAATACGTATTAAGTAATAATACTACAAATGCTACACCTACTTTACTAAAAATAGATGGTAGTACTAATAGTATTCCAACTACTAATTCTCTTCTAGGAATTGTAGGATTTTCAATAGATATAGCAGCTGTTAATTCAAGTGGTACACTTGGATGGTACCATAGATTTACAGGTGCTATTAAAATTGCATCTAATACTGGTACTATAATTGATGCTATCACTGAAGAAATTTTAGCAGAGGACACATCAGCTTCAGCATGGACAGCAACTGTAAATGTAACAAATGCGTCAGGTTATCCTAGATTAACCATAACTGTAACCGGTGCATCATCTACATCTATATACTGGACTGCAAATACCAAACTTAATATATTAGGTTTCAATTAAAAGTAATGAAACTTTCATAAAAGTTTACCTATAATAATATAGGTAAATTTTTTAATTTTTTAAACTTTATAAAATGGGTGAACTTGTTCAGTATAACAATATGTATTATCAATGGGTAAAAGGTGATAATATCGGTAGAATTGAAATATTTGAATCTTATATAGATGAAAATAATTTAAATTTTATAGTTTTTAAATCAGGCAAAAGAATAAATGAATCTCTTTTACTAGAATATTTGATAGAAGTGCCTGAGTATCAGGCAAAAATAGTAGAAGATTTAAATCTAGAATCAAAAATAGTAGAAGATTTAAATCTAGAATCACCAAGAGTTGTAGATAGTAATAAAGAAAATAATCCTATAATGCAACTTTTATTAAATCAAAAGAAAAAAGAAATAGAAAAACTTGAAATCCATCTAGAAATTAAAATTCCTAAAAGAGAATTAATAGAAATTTTAAGATCTTCTTATGGAGATGAAATAGAAAATGATATTTATCAATATATAAATAATCAACTAGATCAAAATTATATTAAAGAAATCATAACAGAAAATATACAACAATTTATTAAAACGTATTATGTATCAAAATAGTAGAAGTCAAAGAAGGTCATATTTAAAAAAAATAGGAATATTAAAAACAAAAAACAATATGTCGCTAGAAGAAAAATCTAAATATTTAGCTGAAAATATTAAAAAAGGCAAAGAGATACATAATCAAAATATAGATCTTTATGATAAAAATAAAGCTGAAATAATTCAAGAAAAAGAAGATCAGATGATCGCTCTTTGGAAAAAATTAGGATATAATCAAGAACATATTTATACATTATTAGAAGAATGGCATTCAACATATAATAAAAAATCTAAAAAATAAAAATAATGCATGGAGATATGTTGCGTTTATTCTAAGGATAAACATTTAATTAAACAATATGTAAACAAAATAAATTCAAAATATGTAATTAATTATAGTGATATTTTTAATAAATTAACAAAAAATGATGTATATCTAAATGAACCGACTGAAATGATAGTTTTTTCTAAGATTTATACTATTTTTCAAAAGATATTATCTACCTATAAACCACATAAAATTTATTATATAATACATGAATTAGATGTAGAATCGTTAAAAAATCTTAAAGTAATAATAAAAAATCTATATAACAATACATTTTATTTTAATTTAATAATAAAATCTGATGATTATATAGAAGAATATAATCATCTATTTGACGATGTTAAATTTTTTACATGAAAAAACAACCATACCGTATAGGAAGAACTATTTACTGTATATTAATATCATCCAATAGACCGAATATTCTTATTCCAGTTAGAGGAATAATAAAAGAAATAAAGTGGGACAGACAGAATCCAACTTATTTAATTAAAATAATAGGATTCTATGATACTTTTTACTATTTAAAAAATAATTTTTTTAATATGACTTTTTTTAGAGATATAGAAAAAAAAGTAAGAGCTTCTAGAATTAAAGATGAAAATTTTAATAGTATACAAGATATTCTTGACAGATTTAATAAATCAGATGAAAGTAAATTTTACATTCACGTGGATTCAGTAATGACTGCACCAACTAAAAAAAATTTAGAAGAATTGTTTTCAGACGTTATTTTTTTTCTTATCAGTAGATGGTTTTCAGAAATTAAAACTAATTCAATAAGACCCTTTTATAAGGGCTGTTTTAAATTAGGCTCACAAAAAGAATTTAATAGACTGTTATCAATAAGTTTTAGTGATTTACTTAAAAAGAGTAATATAGAACCTAGTCAATGGTTAACTTCTATTTAATTTTTAATATATACATAAAGAAAGATTTTAATTGAGCAATTATCAAACTACACCTAATAGCTATACTAGAAAAAGTTTATCTCTTTCTAATATAGTATATGATGCGCCTGGAAGTGGTCTTTCAGGTATGTTTTCAACTGTTGCTAATTATGTACAAAATAATACTACAGTTAATGATATTAATGCTAGACTAATGACTAGCTATGACGCTTTGGATTTTCCAGACCCTACTGAAGCGCCTAAACCGTCTTGGAACAAAGGATTACCTGAAGCTATTGTTAATGATTATACGTTACTTCAATATAGAGGTCCTTATCTGTCACCAGGTATAAGTGGAAAAGAATTATCAAATGCATATAGTGACTATTTTACGCAAGAGGCAGGTTCTAAATTAGTGCCGCCTCAGTATTTAGGAAATCCTACAGTACGACAAATTATTAATTTTTTTTCTGATGACAAAAATAACGCAAGGGCTTCTTTTAGCCCTGCTGATTTTATTTATTGTAAATATTATCAAAAAATACCAAACAATCAAATGATTGTTTTAAGGAGATTTCCTAACCCAGCCAGTGATAATATTTATAATGGTCAAAGAATGTATATAAAGAAAAAAGATTCAAATAATGTATCGGCTGACCAGAATATAGATAAAGTTAATATAGCATCAAGAAATATTGATATTTATGTAGCTGATGAATCTGTTAGAAATAGAATTAATAATGTATTAACTTCTCAACAAGGCTCTGATGGTTTAGATGAAGAAATTAAAAATCTTATAGAAATGCAACAGTCTATAAATGAAAAAAAAGCATCAGAGCCTATTGACGCACCTGAAGGTATAGGTCTTGCTTCTTTATCTCAACCTGATATTGCTAGAGCAATTACATATTTTGGAGAAGCTACGGGTAATAAAATAGAAGAAATTTTAAGTATTACGTACGGATTTGCATGGAAAGATCAAGAAGCAGATATAGATGCAGTTGATGTGTCTAACAGAACTTCTTCTTCCGAATCTACTCCTTTATACCAAAAATTAGGTAAATTTCAGTTTCTTTCTGACGCATTAGTAGGTAATTCACCACAAGGTAAATTAGCAGCTAGAATATCCAGAGAAACAGGTGCTAATTCTACAGATTACGTAGGTACTACTATGACGAATTACGTCATAGGCCCAGTTAACGTAATTAATAAAAATTCAATAAGAGATAGAGGTCTTAATTTTGAACAAACACTTACAATTAATTTTGAATACGAGTTAAGATCTTTTAATATGATAAATCCACGTGTTGCAATGATGGATATTATGGCTAATTTATTGGTATTAACTTATAACAGAGCAAATTTCTGGGGAGGCGCACATCGTTTCTATGGTTCTAGTGGTTATAACGCAGATCCATTTGGTGATTATAGCAAACTTCAGAAAGGTGATTACATGGGGTTTTTTAATAGCGTAAAAGGGACTATTCAAAAAAAATTATCTAATGATTTTGGTATTACCGTAAAAGATGGTAAAATTTCTCCAGCTAATGGTGATTGGGCTAAAACTTTTTTAAATGGTGCAGCAAAAATACTAAATCAATTTATGGGTAATTTTTTAGGAGATTTAGCTACTAGCACATTTGGAACAGGTCCTGCTCCATTAGCATTACCCGCCTTGATAAGTGGAGCTCCTCATGGAGATTGGCATCTTACTTTAGGCAATCCTATTTATCCTATTGCAATGATAGGAAATTTACATCTAAAAACTTCAACTCTCTCTTTTGTAGGACCATTAGGTAAAGATGATTTTCCATCTGGTTTAAAATTACAAGTTACTCTTTTTCATGGTAAACCTAGAGATAGAGATGATTTTGAATCTATGTTTAATGGAGGAACAGGTAGATTATATGCAACTGGTAAATCATATAATCCGCAAAAAGGATCTTCAACTAGTGTACCGAGCACAGGATCACCTTCAATTAACCAGTCTTCATTAGGAAATTCTCCAGCTACTGGTGGAAATGCAGGCGCAACTTCTGTACAGGCCTTAAAAAGTTTTGCTCAAGGTACTGGAAGTTTTCAAGATTTACAAACTTTACAAAATGCAGCATCTCAACAATTATTAAAAGCTACAAAAAGTATACAAGAAATTCAATCTAAATATAATTCTAAAGCAATAAAAGCATATTCAAGATATCAGCCATCTGTTCAACAATCTAATGATGCAGCTTTACAGGCGCTTGATAATGTTAGATTGAATGTAATTAGTTAAAAAATTATGGAAATAAAAAGTTTAATTTATAAAAATGAAATGATAGATGATAATGGGCAGGCTTATTATGATCTTTCACAAGCATCTTTTAATTTTAATGATAATAGTCCAGGCACTGTAACATATCTAAGTGAAAGATATAATGGTAGAGCTGATTTAATTGCTCTAGATTTTTTAGATAATTCATCTTATCTAGATTCTATTTTAAAGGTAAATGGAATTTTTAATCCATTCGCTATTGGTGAAGGTGAGATTTTATTCATTCCAATTTCGCCTAAAGACAATGAATCTGCATATTATGACTATCCTACTGTATATAAATCTCTAGAAATAACAGGAACTTCTAAATCAACAGGAAATACTTCAGATCAATCAACCATAGATCCTGATAGATTAGCTAGAATTGCAAAAATTGCAGCAAAACAACCTAATGGCGTTACTATACCATTACCTACTAATCAATTACAGCCTAGCGAAACTTCTAAAATAGAATTAGCATCAGGCTATATTGCAATGGGTACTAATTTACCAACTAGATTAGTAAATACTTAATATATTATGGCAGGCCCTTACTCAATAGATAAAGCTAAAATAATTCAGATAACTAAAGTAGATTCTAAAAAAATAAAATTAGATCCTTTAGTAATACCTGATACTGAATCAAAGTCAGGTACTCCTGGTTTAGGTGCACCTACTATGAATTTATTACCTTCTAAATTTATGGGTAATGGTATGCCATTACTTGCATTAGATGGCGATGTTTTAGATATTGGTTCTATTTTGAATATGAGACTAGTAATTGGAAATTCTTTTTTGCCTACTTTAAATTTTACATTTACCGATAATGATAAAAAGTATAAAGGATCTAGAACTTTAGGAGATGGCGTAGTAGTTTCACTTTTTTTAAGAGGTCCTGGCGATGATACTTTTTATAAACCTGTTAGAATAGATTTTGATCTTACTTCATTTCAAGAAATTGGAGGTAATAATACATATTCTATTTTTGGTAAAATGAGAATTATTAATCTTTACAAAGATACATGTATTTCTATAACAGGTACAAGTTTTAATGCTTTATTACAGTTAGCTAATCAATATGGAATAGGATTTGCTTCTAATATCACTGAAACTTTTGATGAAATGACATGGATAAATCCTACGGATTATCCTATTGATTTTATTAAATCGATAGCAGATAATGCATACTCTGATGAAGAATCTTTTTTTACAGTTTTTATTGATCAGTATTATAATTTAAACTACGTTGAATTAAATAGACTATATAACCACGATGGATCCGTTTCCGTCGTAAAAAATTATGGCAGTGTAGATTTTTCAGGAAATCCTTCTGGTTATGCAGCAGGAGAAAATAAAGGTGTAGACTGGCCTCAAATATATGGAAACTACGAAGGCTTTCAAGGTAGTGGAAAATACATTAGAAAATATTCTCCTTTTAATAAAGCTAATGAAATAACAAAAGTAGCAGGCTATAGAAAATTTAGTCAGCATTATGATATGAATGAAAAAAAATTCATAAGTGAATATGTAGAAGCTCTTTCTAATACTACAGACAACCAAGCTATATTACTAAAAGGTAGATATATTTCTGATAATAGCAATCCTCAAACATTCGTTAGAGAATTTGAAAAAGGAGATGCAAATACACAATCTGATAATGTATTAAATTATAAAATTAAATATTTAGGTAAACAGGGCACTAATGTGCATAAAAATTATGTATATTCTGCGGTGTTTAATTCTCAAAATATAAAAGAAATTAATAAGTTTGGAATAGAAATCACATTAGATCAATTAGATCAAACTATTACGATGTATGACCGTATTTTTTTAACAATATTTAGTTATGGATACCCTGGTGCATCAGCAACACAGAATAATAAAATATTAGAAAAGGTAATGCCTTCTGGGCTTGCTAATCAATTAGCTAAAGCTAGTGTATTAAAAAGTATAGTTGATAGTTTTCAAAATTCTGAAGAGAGTGGAGCTTCTGCTGTACTAAGTGATGCATATACTGGAATTTATATTGTGACTGGTATTTCTTATGAGTTTGATCTTACAAAGGATCAAGCTATAAAAACTAAAGTAACTTTAAGCAGGAGAGATTATCTCCCAGCTCCATAAAAATATAAAATAAAATGTACTCGGAAACTATAAATTCAAATAGAAGAAATCCTACAAGCGGTTTTAGTGATAGAATCATTAAAGGCTTTATTGATGGAAAACAGCCATCATTTTCAGGGAGTACTCAGCCACAGGGAGGTAGCATTGTAAATAAAATACTTGATGATCCAACATATCTAGGATTTAGTATTTTTTTTGATTTTGTAAACTCTCCTCTATTTTTTATTTCTGATGACAATTCATTAGCAGGTGACTATGCATATAAATATCTTAGCAATGTATCTCCACAGAGAGCAGAACTTTTAAAAATTTTTGTAAATAGTTTACAATATATTCAAAATAATAAATCTTATGTATTTCAAACTATAGAAGGTCTAGATAGATGCTGGAGTATAGCTACAGATCTAACAGATGCATATATGGGAGGAGAGAACGCAAAAATAAATATAACCTGTTTAGAATCTCTTGACTTAAGAATTACAGGTTTAATAGATCTTTATAGAAAAATAGTATATGATACTAATGGTCGAAGAGAAATAGTACCTGCTAATTTAAGAAAATTTAAATGCACAATTGTTGTACAAGAAATTAGAAAATTTAAAACATTAACAGATATTATTAGATCACAGCAAAGTGACACTAGTTCTAATTTCGGTCAAAATAATTTTGTATCTCCTAGTGTAGCCGGTGGATTATTTAGTGCATCTACGCTAAATCAAATTGTAGCTGGTGAACAAGATGATCCAATATCATTATGGGTTAATGATAATGCATCTCAAGTAGTTTTTAATTTTGATTATTGTGAATTTTTACCAGGTGAATCAAATACATGGTTGTCTGATGTTTCAAATGCAGGTGAAAAAAATCCAGCTTCGCAGAAAATAGTTTTTGCATACGAAAAAGTAAGTGAAGTTAATAAATATTCTACATTAGAAGGCGATCTCAATTCTGAAAATTTATTTAGATCAGATACATTAGGGTTAGGAATAAAAGAATCTGCTTTACAATCTGCAAGTCGTAGGGTTTTAGCCAGTTTAGCAGGTTCTGTAAAATCTAAAGTTAGTGATACTTTAATAAACAAAGCTAAAGAGATAGGAATTAAAAATCCATTAGGTGTACTAAATACAGTTAATACTTTACTTAGTGTAGATGGAGTAGTTAGATTTGGAGAGTCATTAGTATCGCAAACTTCTCAGAATTTATTAGCTAGAGCAGGTAATGCAATAGGAGACAATAATATTTTTACAGAAAAAATAATATTGAATACTCAATTAAATCCTGATATTAAAGCATTTTCTGTAAATAATAGACCTAATGAAATATTAAGTGAAAAGTTAGATCCTTTGAGTAGTAGTACTTTATCGAGTGCTGCTTTTCAACCTACTAATTTTAATGGTCAACAAATTCCTTCTTTATCTCAAGAAAATATTTTAAAATCTCCAGTTAGAAGAGGTAACTTTAGTAGTTTAAATATATTAAATAATGGAAATGTACCAGGGCCTTTTGTTAGAACAAATGTAATTGGATCTAGTATACCTGAAAAGGCTTTACAATCTGAAAAAATATTGGGCACTGCATATACACCAACTAATAACGATGGTACCTTACCGCCTCAATTAACAGCATTTAATGCATTAGGTTCAGGTGGACCTCCAGGCCCTACTATCACAACAGAAAATATATTTTAATGATTAATTTAAATAGTATAAATGACAATTTAGTAGGTACTTCATGGGTAGGTGAAGTAATTGACGTAGAAGATCCTCTTCAAATAGGAAGAGTTCGTGTTAGAGTATTTGGTAAATTTGATACGAGAGAAAATCCATACAATAAAGATAGTAAATATATTATACCTGATGATGCTTTACCATGGGCATATCCATCTGGATATTTTTCAGGTGGTAGTCAAACAGGCTCTGGTTCTTTTTCAGTACCTAAGAAAAACTCCATTGTAAATATAAATTTTGAAAATGGAAATATTTACTATCCTGAATATAGTTTTCAAATTCATATATCAGATGAACTTATAGATGAAATAAAAGAAAGTTATGCAAATGCGCATTCTTTACTATATGACACGGTTACAGAAGGTGGTGTTAAAATTTATTTTACCGAGAATAAAGGGTTAATTTTTGACTACAAATCAAATATTATTAATATAAAACCAGACGAATCAGTAGAAATAAAAAATAGTGGAGGGGATATTATCGTTTTAACCAAAGATGGTGATCTTACAATGTCTGTTAGAAATAATGTTAATTTAAACTGTAAAAATGCTACAGTTTCAGCTTCTCAAAAAATTCATTTAAATTCTTCTAATATTGAATTAGGTCAAATTGCAACAGAAGCTATTATAAAAGGTAATACATTTCAAGCTCTTTTTAATAGTCATACTCATATAGGAAATTTAGGAGCACCTACAGGACCTCCTATTATTCCACTAATAGGAACAGAATTAAGTAAAATTTCTAAAACACAATAAAAATGGCAACAATTTTAGATTTAAATGGAATAGATGGAGCTATTAAAAATTTTGAAAAATGTTTAAATGATAAAAGTTTAAAAATAAAGATAGACGTTAATAAAAAAGAAGTTCCTGGGCTTGAAAATTTTCTTTATACTATAGTAGAATTAATTGATAAAATTTATGCAACTGCTTTAGGGCCGTATGCTAAAATAATAGAGATTGCAAAAAAAATAAAAGAAGCCATAACCAAACCTACTGAACTTAAAGAATTAATAGATATTGTAAATAAATTAATAGTAGAATTAAAAGAAATTTTAAAAAACATAGTTGAAAAAATAGCAGAGCCTTTATCAAAATATGCAATACCTTTAGTAATACCTATAGGTCCTTTAAAAATATCTACACCTGATAATACTGTAAAAATAAAAAATTTAATGGAAAGAATAGCTACTCAGAATTATATTAAACAAGGTTCTGCTTTAGATAAAAATATAGTTTTACTTACTTTTTTTATCAAAATAGGTATTAGCTTTATTACCAGTGTGATAACAGTTGCTATAGATGCACTGAAAAGTCCAACTACAAAACTTATAGATTTATTTTCTAAATTATTGAAAAATCCAATAAAATTTTTCTTAGATATTCTAAAAAAAATAATATCACCAATATTTACTGAAATTAATTCTGTCATTTTATCTATTAAAGAAAATACACCTGAATTTATAGAAGATGTTAATAACTTTTTAGAATTAATTTTTTCTTCTAAGAAGATTGATTTTAATTCTTTTAAATCTGTTGAATTTAAAAGTGCTATTCCTTTTTTTGCACTTATTTCATGTAGTATAACCTTTGCGATAACATTTTTGCCTACTGCAATAAAATCTATATTAAATATATAATAATATTATACAAACTTAAAAAAATGAAAAAACAAAAAATAACATTTTTAAACGACAGAGAGGATCTTTTTACATCAACCACAATAGAAATTAATGTTATGCCTAATACTAAAATTCTATCAACTGATAGTAATGTATTGGAGATGTTAAAATTATATGAAAATGTTGAAATACAACGCCCTCCTACTAGAGATGAAATTAGAAATTTAGAAGTTATTTCTATAAATGAAGATAAAATACTTCTTAATTTAGATGGTAAACACGATGCATATCTTAATCTAAAAAAAGAAAAAGAACTTACTAGTATATCGATAGGTGATATTATTCCTGTTAAATTAAAAATTGGAAAAGGTGGAACTTATGAAGCTAGCTTTGATGATGCATCTGCTGAAAATAAAGTTAATGATATTTTAAATTCTATTGGAAAAAATATAGGATATACTGCTAAAGTTGTAGAACTTATATATGGAGGTTATTATGTAGAGGTTGATAAGATAAAATGTTTTATGCCAGGCTCTTTAGCAGGTATGAATAAATTAATAGATTTTTCTTTTTTACTTGAAAAAGAAATAGTGGTAATGCCTGTTAATTATGATAATAACAGAGATATTATTATTGTTTCTCATAAAGATTATTTAAAACTTCTAATGCCTGATAAAATTAAAAAAATTAATGAAAAGTTAGATACTTGGATGGAAGGCGTAGTAACAGGAACAAGTAAAGCTGGTATTTTTATAGAATTTGAAGAATGTTTAACTGGACTATTACCTGTAAATGAAATTGAAAAAAGCGAATATGACTTTAAATCATTTCTTATTAAACCAGGCGATTTAATAAATTTTAAAGTTAAACAAGTTATATCAGATACTAAAATTATTTTAACTGAAAAAGAAAAAGAAAATTCAGCATGGGACACATTGCATGAAAGATTTTCGCCTGAGCAGCATGTAATTGGAAAAATAAATAAAATTACAAATTATGGTATTTTTGTAGAAATTGAAAAAGATATTATAGGTTTAATACATTCTACGCAATTGTCAAAAGATGTAACGTATGCAGAAGGTGATAGTATTGAAGTTATTATTAATAGAATAGAACAACATTCAAGAAAAATCATTCTTCGTAATAATAAGAATATAATTTAAAAAAATGTTTAATCAAGAAAATGCATGTATTTCAATAGAAATAGAATTCTATTCAGAACATAATGAGTCATCTATAGCTTCACAGATATCTTCATTAACAAATAAAAAAATTTTAAATAAAAAAGAAGAAATTACTTCTAAATTTAATTTAAAATTAGATAATGTAAATGAAAAATATAAGATAACTAGTGGGTTTTTGCCTTATTCTGAAATTAAAAATTTAATGCATACTATTTTTGATTGGATAAAAAAAAATGGTAAAACCTCTTGGGATTGTGATTTTTGTTTTAATATTGAAATAGGTAATTCTAAATTAAATCCATTAAAAATAATATTACATTATCCAGAAGAAAAAGTTTATACATTATTTCCTGAAAGAAAAAAATATCCACATTCTAAATCTATTAAAAATGTATACCTTTCTAATAGATTCTATACTGATACTTTATCTAGTTTAAGCAATGATAATTTTTTATTCCCTTTTAAGAAATATTACGGAATAGATTTTACTTCTTTAGATATTGGATTTTTAAGATTTAGGTATATAGGAGGTTTTAAATATCATGAGAATATAGAAAAATGTTTAACTATAATAAATTTATCACTTGATTGTTTAAAACATTGTGTATTAAAATATGATCTGACTCAAGCTGAGAAAAAATCTCTAGACTCTATTTTAAAAGATAATAAAAATATTATTAATTCTTACATATCAGTAGATGCACTTAAGAATAATTTTCCTGATATTACATTAATGATAGATTTAAGCACTAATTCACAATTAATAAATGCTTTCTATCCAAATATAAGAGATAGGTTATTTAAACTCTTATTAGAAACTAGAATGAAAAAAGGATATATTAATTATGATAGTGCCCAAAGTAAATTACAGATAAAAGATGCTCATATAGATAATTCATATTTATATGAAGGTATTGATATTTTTGATAGTGTTATTAATGGAAATATTTTAAATTGTGATTTATTTAGTACTGAAATTAAAAATTCAGATATTTTTAAATCAAATCTTTTTAACAAATCCAAAGCTACTCATTCATTTTTTGATCAAAGTTATTTAAATAACAATAGTACTTTAAATGATTGCAATATTACAGGTGACAATACTATACTTTCAGGTATAGTTGAAGGCGGCCGTATTATTTCTGGCAAAATTGTTTCCAGGATAGCTAAAATATCTGATACTACAAAAATAGTTTCTTTTGAAAAAATATTATAAAATATGTCAATGACAGCAGAACAGAAAGGATGTTATGATAAATTAGTTTCTCAAATACAGCAAGAGATTACTTCTTTTTGTCAAATACCCTTTACAATTCCTAAAGAGGAAGTGATACGTATTATCAATAATGCCAAAATGTGGTTTTACAAACACTATGAATATTCAGTTCAGGAAAAGTATTATGCATTACGTGCAGCTACTTTTCAAAGCGATATGTTTAAAAAGAGCGGAGAAGTTACGATGCCTGAATCAGTATGGGCTGTAAATTCAGTTTATCAAATTAATAAATGGGCCGGAGAAGATGGTGGATTTGGTAAAAAAAGTTTTACTGGTCTTGATCCGGACTTTGCTCTTGATAAATTTATTTATAATAATGTATATGGCTCAGGTATAGGTTCTGAGCAATTAATGTATTATGTAATTAATGCATATTTTATTGATTTGGCCAGAATGAATCTACAAGGAATGATTTCTTATAATTACAACTATCTAAATAGAAAATTTAGATTCATGGGAGAACTTCCAAAAAATGATGTAATTTTTTTAATATATGAAAAACTTAATGATTGTGACCTTTTTAGCGATGAGATCTTTATTAGATATGTTGCTGCTCAAGTTAAAAAACAATTAGGAAGAATTTTAGGTACTTTTAATTTTAATTTGCCTGGTAATATTCAGATAAATTATTCAGAAATAAAAGATCAAGGCACTGAAGAATTAACAGCAATAGAAGAAGAAATAAAAAATGATGAAGGAGTTGATTACTTTTTTACCGATTAATATTAATAAATAATAAAATATTAAAAATTAAATGTCAGACCTGTATTGTAAACCTATAGATTCTATTAGTTATTCTAATGAATTATTAGAAATTGAAGATTCTATAAGTCTTATGTTACAGCAAATTGAATGTTTGCTAATAACTCCTAAATCAAAGGTGCTAGGTGTTGATGATTTTGGAATTAATCTAGAAGATTATATTTTTGATTTGACTTTTAATACTACGGCTATTGAAAGTACGATCAGAAATCAAATTAATCTTTTCATTCCTTTGACTATACAATATCCAATAGATATATTAATTAATTTTTATGAAGGGACTGCTAGAGATTTAGCTGAAATAAATATAACAATAAGTGGAACTCCAGCATTAACTGTAGTTTTTTAAATAAAAGAATAAAATGGGGTTCTTAAATAAAAATGCAATAACAGCTTTAAGAATTTATACTCAAGCATATAATTATATGACAAAAGTATATGGACAAACACGTAATGTTTTCACGCCAGCTTCTCCTTACGGGCAATTATTAACTGTTTTATCTAACATAGGTGAACTTATTTTTTATTACATTGAAAGTTCAATTTCAGAATTAAATTTTGCGACCGCTAAAAACTTAGCTTCAATACATGGTTTATCTAGACTTACTGGTCACAATCCAACAAGAGCTATTTCTGCAATAGGCAAAATTGCTCTAGTCCCAAAAACTGATGCTGCACAAAGAGTGCAAGGCAACTATATAATGATTAAAGACAAATCTGAGATACAATGTGTAGATAATGGATTAATTTATTTAATTTTTCTTGACTCTAATGATACTAAAATTGATAAAACGAGTCAAGACACATTTTATTTTACAATAAAAGAAGGTACTATTGAAACGCAAGCATTTACAGGTTTAGGTACTTCTATGCAAAGTTTTTCAATTATAACTAATAATCCAACTGATCATTTTTATACACGAGTCAGAGTAAATGGAAATGAATATTCAATATATGATTCTCTTTATGATATAAGCCCTGAAGAAAGAGGATGTCTCGTAAAAACAGGAATTAATGGTGGTATTGATATTTATTTTGGAAATGGTAATTTTGGAAGAAAGCCGCCAATAGGTAGTCTAATTGAAGTAGAATATTTGATTTCAAGAGGACCTATTGGTAATTTACAAGGCAATAAAAATGTAACTTTTAATTTTATTACCGAGGCTTCTGATGAATATGGTAATATTGTTAACTTAAATGATATTTTTCAAGTTTTTGTAAGTATATCTCCAGATTTTGGTTCAGCTCCAGAAAATCCAGATTTTACAAGAGTTATTGCACCTCATGCAAGTAAGTCTTTTGTTTTAGCTAATCCTGATTCTTACATTTATTTTCTTAAAAAATATGGATTCTTTTCATTTGTTAATGCATTTAATACAAAGGACGATCAGTATATCGATGATGATAACATTATTTATTTAGTTTTAATCCCAGATATTAAATATAAATTAACAACTGACATTGATTATTTTACTCTCCCTACTGATGAATTTATTCTTACTGATAGTGAAAAAAAACGAGTATATGAGCTTTTAGATAACAGTGGACAAATGTTAATAACTGCTGAAAATAGAATTATTGATATAAAAATTAAAAAATATGCAATTAATATAGTTCTTAGATATTTTGATAATGCTGATAAATCTCAAATAAAAAGTATTATTAGGTCAAGATTAAATGAATATTTTTTAAATGTAAAAAGAAGAGATAGAGTACCAAGATCAGATCTTGTTTCACTAGTAGAACAAATATCTGGTGTAGATTCAGTTAATGTTTTTTTTATTTCTGAGCAAAATGAATCCGCTATTAAAAATGGTTATTATGAAATTGATGTAGTAGGATATGACCCAATTACTAAGCAACAGACTTTATTAAGCACTAAACAAATTAATCTTTCACCTGGAGAAGATCCTGGTTTAGGATTAGATGATTTTGGAGATATTAAAATAGAAGATAATGAAATCGTAATTATTAGAGGTGATTGGTATGATAGAAATAATAATTATTATGAAATGTATCCTAATGATAATAAACTATCATCTTTAAATATTTTCTTTAAAGAAGAAATTAAAGCTGATCTTTATAATCAAATACAAAATCAAAATTTTGAAAAATTAAGAAATAAAACTTTAACAAATACAATAGCCTAATATGGAACTAGATATAATGAATGAATTTGATAAAATAACTGCTAATGAAGAAAATAATAATGGTGTAAGTTTATATGCAGTTCAAGATAATCTTAAAAATAATTTAAAATGGAAAGGGTATAATTACCGAGAAACTTTAATTAGTAATTCAGTATCTCCCTATTTATTAAGAAATTTAAAAATTTCTAACTTTTTAAAATATTTAAATGATATATGTTTCGAATATATCGAAACTGTTAAAAAAATTAGAGTATATTACAACTTTACAGTTGATAAAGATACTCGATATATTAACTAATGAAATACCAAGATCTTTTATTTTTTGATAAGCATGGAAATTCACTGAATTTCAATTATAATGATTCTACAGAGTCTTGGTATGGATCTGTTTTCATGCCACGTGTGTCTACTGAACTTTTTGAAGTAGTTCAAATTTTTATTGTTCAAAAATTATATAATTCTCAAGGTGTTTTACGTTATGGGTTTCCTCATGATTTAGAAGAACCTTCTTCAGTTAATGAGCCTGGTTGGTTAATGTCTTGGAATTATGATCAACCTTCTGAAATATTTTTATTTACGTATAGTACTGAAGAAGAAGTACCTTTTTTATCTCAAGTTGATCAATTAGATATACCATTAGATTGGGATCCTACTCAATATTATAACACAGAAGGCCATTTATATACAACAAAAATTACAGATGATGTTCTTCAGATAAATGTTGCATTATCATCAAAAAATGAAAATATCTATAAAAGAACTGCTTCTATAATAGATAAGCCTTCAAACAAATTAGTAGCTGAAATAGTTTTTTATGGTGAAGTAATAGGTGAAGATCCTCGTCTTAGTACAATAACTACTAATTTAGGATATACTATTAATAATAGTGATTATCAGATATTTAAGAATAGTGATATCAAAGAACCTTTATACAATCATATTTTTTTAAATGAAAAGAAAAAAGAAATTCTATTAGAAGGTAGTAATATTTATCCATATACTGGATCATATAGAGCTTTAATTAATGCCATTAAATATTTTGGATATGATGATATTTATATGAAAGAATATTGGAGAGATGTTGATATTAATTCTCCACTTTTTGGCAAATACGTACAAACTCTTCCAATTGAATTTTTAAAATCTACTGCTAGATTTAATGATTTAAATATTAAAGTTCCTAGTACTTCTCTTAGAAAAACAGGTAAATTTGGTCTTTTTTATAAATTAAATAGAGTAAAAGATGAATATGATGAATATGATTTACCTATTACCGAAGAAACTTATTCATATACAATAGAGGAAGTTCTTATAAAATTATTTGGGTTAAAACAAAAATTACAAAAAGATTTTTTGCCATTAAATGCAAAAATTATTGATATTACTGGCGAAGCTGACTTTTTTTCCAAAAATCAAATTACTATTCAGCCGAGTACAGTAAGAACGGAAACTATATTAACTGGGTTTAATACAGATTTTATAGTAGATCCTGGTCGAGTTATTTTTTTACAAGATCTTAGAACTATAGATATTTTAACTTTTGCTAAGTATACGCCATACAACTATGATCAAAATATGTATATAGGACCAAGAGGCACTCCTATTACAGTTTCAGATTATATCATTGGATTTTCAGATCAATTAATAGGCGGTTATAACTGGCTTGATGCTAAATATCCAAATGAAAATGGTAAATTAGGAAGTTCTGTTGATGGTAGATTAAAAACTGTATTAGATTTAGCAAATGTACTACTTGCATATTTTAATAGATATGC